TCCGAAGGCTGCGTTGCCAAGCCGAACATCACGCCGGGCTGGTAGAACGAGAGATTTTGCCCTGCCGTTTCAGTCACGCCATAATAATTGACCAAGAGCGCATCATAAATCGCGGCCTGTGCCGAAGTCGTGACCGAGGCGGTGTCATTGAACTGCTGGAACATGTAGTTTTGAACGGCATTCCGCGCCGTGTAATCAGTCGCCGCTTCAATCGCCATCGGCTCCATTTCAGGATATGCGCCAACTTGCGGGGAGGGAAGCGTCGCACAGACGCCGCCCGTGGTTGCAAGAGCCGCAGCCCAAGCCGAAGCATTAGCAGTCGATACCGCAACTGAGAACAAGAACTGGTTATTGGGAGACAGGCTATTATTCCAAGTAGCAGCCGACTCAATTTCCGAAAGTTGGATCGGCAACGAAGCTGCAATCGAAATCGCGCCCAGCGTGAAGGTGCTGACGGTATTGACTGAGTAAGTCCCCACGCCAGTCGTTCCAGTTCCTAGGCCGACGATCTTTGTACCACTAGGAACTCCAGTTCCGACTAGAACATCGCCAATGGCTAACTGGCCCGAAGTGACCGCAGAAACAGACATCATGCTCGGCGTGTAGAAAGCAGCCGTAACTACAGCGCGAGGAATGTTGCCAGATTCATAGCACAGAGAACCGAAGTTATTGCTGATCTGAATGAGGCTGTTGAGATTGTCCGATACTGCCTGAGCATTCGTACCGTTCGAGAGAATAGCCCCCGTGAGCCAGCCCAATGGCCCGGCAACATCCTCATTCGTTCCAGCCGCCACCGTAATGACATCCGTGCCAATCGCGCCGGAGACTAGGTAAAATTGGCTTGTGAGGGCATTGTAGGTGACTGTTGCACCCGTCCATGCCGTGCCACCACCCGTGATCGCCCGGATAGCCGTCTGCATGTCAGATGCAACCGTTGCTAGGCTTCCTGCGGCGCTGAGATTGATGCTGGTGACGTGATCGGTATATCCGCCCAATGTCAGCGTGAAGTCGCCGGTCGTGATGCCGGTAAACTGCGAAACTGCATAGCTGGCTGGCAGGCCATAAATCAAGCTGCCGGTGTTCTGATCGCCGTTCCAATACCAGAAGCTGATCTGATTCGCCTGAGTGCCGTTTTTGCTGATATAGCTGAAATAAAACTCAGCGCGGGCGTATTCTTCCGAAGCCGTACCGAAGAAATTGCCAACCGCCAAAGCCGAGGCAAAGTTGACGATTGTTCCTGATGGGCAGAGGGGGTTTCCGGTGACGACTAAGCCGCCTAAATTGCGGGTGGAGACATTCGCTCCGCCGCCAACTGCTGATGTGATAAGCACATATTGGGAAATTGGAATTGGCAATGAAGCCTCCATCTATGGGATTCTGCGCTATCACAGCGCGGATATATCGGCTATCACTTTACCACAACCGCTAAACAAAACAAGGCGATTGTTTTATTGAGAATTGGCACTCCGTCCCATCATCACGACGCTACACCCGCACTCGCCAAATGCAAGCATACCTGCTTATCACACTGAGAGGATTTGCACAACCTCCTCGGTGACGATTGGCTGGACGGAACTGATTAGTTGTTTGTGCGAAAAGACCACATCAAGGCTCGGCTCATATTCAAACCGATCGCGGTCATCCGTAAACGCCGGATTCCTAACCGCGCCAATCCGCAATACCCCAACCCCCTGCGCCTCAATCGCCGTGACAAACGCCAAGCTCTGCATGACAGCGCGGGCGTAGTTCAAAATGTCCGATGCGGTCAGGCTGTTCACGTTCGACGGGTCTTGCGTGGCAAGCGCGGAAAACTGGAACGTCGTCAAGTATTGCTGCGATTCGGTGTAGCCCATGCCAGCGATTGTCGTCATGGATATTGAGCCGACGGTAAATCCCTGCGTGAGCGTGAATGTGTTGTTCGCGCCAACGCCGACGATCTGGATATTATCGGGAATGCCGGTTCCTTGCAGGACTTGGCCGGATGTAATCGAGCCGCTTGATATGGCGGAAACTGTTAATGTCGTGCCGGCGACGCTGCCGGTGAAAGCTGCAATCTGCGTCGGGTTCCACAGGTTGTTACGATAGGACGCGCCCATGAGTTCGTCGCCGACTTTGTGAAGGTAAATGCTGGCAGCCGTATCGACGCCTTCGGTGACTGGCTGGTAGTCTTGCAGAACCACAATTGACCCTTGGCCTATTGACGCAAGACCGGTATTGAGTTGGCTGATAATCAGCGCGATTAGTGCGTTGTCAAGAATTTGGCACCTCCACGACGAGGCACTCATTCCATCCGTCAACGCCAATCCACCTGGTTAAAGATAATGCCTGAAATGTCATCCCCTGAAATTTGAATTGATCGGATGTCACGTCGCGGCGCACGTCAACGATATTATTTGGCACAAAGATATTCTGATAATGTTTTTGAAAATCAAGCCCGAGCCGTTCCATGATTGAGCGCGGAACAGGCTGAATGCTTCCACGTAATGTTATGGCTGGCGCATAGACCGGCAACAGAATACCGTTAGCCTGATTGGTGCGCGAGACGAACGCAAGATACTGGATTTGCTGCGATGCGATTACGCGAAGTGCGGTTTTCAGGATGTTGCTGCCCGGCGTTGCCATAATCACTCCTTCTTCGTTTCATGCGATACAGCCGCCAGCATAATCCCGCCATCTTGCCCCGGCTCGATCAAGGGCTTGTCGGAAATGCTCGGCGTAACGTAATCGGGCGATGCCACTTTCCTTGCAGCCTCTCCGACCGTTGCGCCCGTTACATTTATACCACGCCGCTTCATATCGCGCAATTCTATCGTGATCGGGCTGAGGGGCGGCGCTGTGACGTTTATTATCGCTTGGGCTATATCCGATGCCGCAACCGCGCCAACCTTATCCATGACGCTGAATGGGGTTTCATTGCCCTTTAAAACAGCGCGTGCGCCGGATGCCATGAGGTTTGACCATTTCTGCTTATTCTCGGTAACGGCTGGGCGCATGAATGGTCGGGGCGGTATCTTACGCGATGGAACGCCGAACTCCTGCCAGACAGCGACTTGCGCGATGGATTGGCCGTTTGGGTATGTACCACCGAGAAAGCCCGCCTGCGTCGTCACGCCGTCAAGTTCTTTGATGCGGGCGTTGATTGCCTCGAAGATTTTTCCCTTGTTTTGACTAGTAACGACCGCCATTGAAGCCAAACCCCTGCCTGCCTATGCTTCCAGCAACATGGAATCCTCCGACCGACAGACCTTCCAGCATCGCCAAAAGCTGAGATCCATATGCCGTCGTCTGAAACCAATACTCCCAAGCCGATGTCGCGGGCGGCGGTTCAAGCGTTACGCTGATCTTGTCGATGCTGGATGCCGACACGATAACCGGCGTCTGTCCGTCCGCTATCTGTGTCGCCAACTGCGCGAGATGCGCCGTCAATAGGTAAAGGCACGTCAGTGTCGCCCCAGCCTGCGCCAGATAGCCGTAATTCGAGTTAGCCACGTACATGCCTCCCGTCGTGAAATACTGCGACAGCGTGGCCTGTGGGTAGGCTGTGGCGTCAGAAAACGCAGGGAACTGCGCCCTGAACTGGGCGTCGTTATATTGAAAGGCTGGGGGACATGACATTACGACACCATGCGACCGGATTTACCTTCGGGCTTCGCAGCAATTCCGAGGGCTTTCAGTGATTCCGGCGTTACAGGCGCGGAGCCGTCAATCTTTTCCATCTCTTTAGCCACGACCTTTTCGGGGTCTGACTTGGTATCGCGCACGACGATGTGGCCAGACTTGACGTGTTGCTTGAACAGAAAGTTGCTGTTCAGAATATCCATTTGCGCTTCGGTGACTTCCGTCATGACGCCATGCGGGGTTATAAAGTGTTTACCGATGACGTTCGCGCCGCCTGCGATAGTGACGCTTTCGGTTAACTCTGGCTGTCCGCCATTAGGCGCGGGCGAATAGCGTCCGTAGCGATTATCATTGCTGAGGGTCGAAAAAATATAGAAGTGTTTAGCCATTTGTTTTCCTCTCATCAGGTTGTTGGCGGTCTGTCCCAATGGATGAGCATCAGGACAGACCATAAAAGATAAAGGCATATCTTACGTTAAAGTGTCTTGATTTTCAAGAGCAGCGTTTGCGCGGCGACGAATGGCAGCATCTCTTACGGATTGAGCTATCTTAGCTCGAGCTTCGGCGGAGATGGTCTTTCTGTTCTTCGGGTATTTGTAGCCTTCAGCGCGGCGTTTCTCGATGTTCGCCAATACCGTGAGTCTAATCTTTTCGCGGGTTTCTGGCGATACCTCATGCCCCATTTTCTTGGCGGAGATTTTGGCGTTTGCCTCTGCGCTGCGCGGACGTGGCTTGGCCTGCTTAAAGCCTTCAGCGTGGCGCTTGACCCATAAAGCCTTCATAGATGCGGACTTTAAGTCTCGGCATTCTTGTGATTTCCGTTTCTTGCGCGGGCCGAATGTGCGCCCCTTGATTTGTGATGGAAGTCCCTTTTGCGCTCTGGACATATTGGCTTTTGTTTGCGCAGAATGCTTGTATCCCCTTAAAGCCTCGCCATATTTATTTCCCTCTAGATTTTTGCAGTGTCTGATTCTTAGCCATTCGTAATCGTGACTAGAGTGTTTTCCGTTTTTGGACATCATATATGCTGGTGCTATTAATTTTCCACCATGTATTTTTGCTAAAATCTGGTGTGCTACAAAATGCTGCCTAGCTGATAGTGATACAAGATTATCTTGCTCATTCCCGCCGCCAATGCAGCGCGGAACAATATGATGCACCTCGCAATATCCCACGGGAGGATTTGCTTTTGCGCTGGCGATTAGTTTTTCGTATGTAGTGCTGTAATTCATAACCCTTAGTCTAGCATATAGACTAAGGGTTATCAAGTAGTAAATCAAAAGATTATATTATCAGCTAACCTCATGATATTCCTGAATATCTTACGCATGCCCACGGCCTTTTCGCCATAACTCCGGCTGTGCAAGAAACGTAGTTTTCCAAATACCCCTTAGCTTTTTTCTCAACTCCCGTAACCATAAACTTAGCAGGAACCACCTGAATGAACGTGCGGCCATCATCGGTCGAAAGATCATTCAGCTTGTCGGCAAACAGGTAGAACCCACCGCCGCCCGCGCCCGCCGTGCCATTCGCAGCATTCAACTGCGGAGCATGGACAACGCGGATTTTCGGATAAGCATCCGATAACCACTTGCGAACCGAGATGCCAAAGTCAGAAGTCGTGCTGAGGTACGCATAAGCATTCGTCGCCATTGCGAGGGTCATGTCAACCATTTCGGGATCGACAATCGCTTGGGTCTGAACAACCAGCGCATTAATGGCAATCAACAGATCGGACTGGATTTCCAAGAACGTCTTTTGTGACCAGTAGGTTGAGCTGGACGTGCCGGTTGCTGCAACAGTCGTGTAAGGTAACAGACCCGGGTCATTCAAGAAACCGTAGGTATTTCCGTTGCCAGAATTGTAACCGTTGAAGCCAACCAGATTGCGGGTGATTTCAAGATTGAGGCCAGCGGATTGACGCTTGGCTTCCGAGCTATTCACGCGGACGCGGGCAGCGCGGGCTTCTTCCAACATGCCGACCATCATACCAAGTTCAAAGCGGATGACGGTGCGGGCGACGAAGTTCAGCGACCAGTCAGCCAGAACGACATTCGTGTTATCTTGATATGGCTGGGCATAACCGACATTTTCCAGTTCTTCCTGAACGATCTGCTCGTCATCCCAATTTCCGATTGTCGAGATGCCGATCAGGTCGTCAATCTTGCGGGCGGCGGTCATGACGTGGACTTGGCCGGGGAGCCAGTTTTGCAAGAACTGAACCAAACCGGGGATCGTCGGTGTGGTCAATGGGGCTTGCACAGCATCGGCGGCGTAGGAAACCGCCATGTCGCGCATGACAGATTGGTTTGCGAAACCAAACCCCATGTCCATTGCGCCTTTGATGTCGTTCGAGATCTCCGCTTTGGAAAACTGACGAACCTTACGCGCTGGGATATGAAAGTGTTCCTGAGAAGCCTGTAATGCCATTTTTAACTCCATCAAAAGGGATTGGCAGCGACATCACGTCGCGGTCACTTAATCTTAGTTAGTCAACTTGATAACGCCGACATTCTGTCCGCCCGAAGCACCCGCCGAGGGGAAGCGATAGACGGTTGCATTGGGAACTGCGATCTGCAAATCAGAGGTAATCGTGATCGAGCCAAGCGTGAAGGTGCTGACGGTATTGACCGAATAAGTTCCGGTTCCGCCGACGCCCGTGCCGAAGCCCGTGATGACAGTCTGAGCAGGAACGCCGGTGCCGTAGAGAACTTGGCCGATTGCCAGTTCGCCAGAGCCAACTGCCGTAACGCTCAACATGCCGGGGGTGTAGAACAAGCCGGTTACCGACGCGGCGACAGGCGGCAAGCTAGGGGCCGTCATGGCTTCGCTGGCGATGCTTGCAGCAGTCGTGCAGCTAAGCGTATAGGTTCCCGTGTAGCCAAGGCCTGTTCCCAATGCAGTGATATATGCACCGGGAGGAATGCCTGCGCCAGATACCACCATGCCAACCTGAAGCTGGCCGACAGAAACCGCCGTGACCGACAGAGTGCCGGTTGACAAGAATGCCGCCGTGAACTTGGTCACAGGCGCATAAGTCGCCAGAGCGCCGGTCATGGCGTCATAGCAAACCAGATCGCCGATGTTGGAGCTATTCGGCAAGGCGACGATCAGGTCAGCCATAACGAACAGTTCGCCGAGCGTGTAATTCAGCAAAGCCATCGTGGGGTTCAACGCGCCGCTGGATGTGCCAGCCGTTGAGTACAGTTTGGAATTGCCAAGGATGCCAGCAAACACGCCGGTTCCGCCCGCAGCTGCAACGCCCGAAGCCGAACTATTGCCGGTATCCGCGCTTGTGACCGTGAAGGCGGTTGCGCCGATCACGTTGTAAGCGGCAGATGCGGAAACCAATTCATAGGGGAGGGAACGAACCGGGCCATTGTCGTACAATGCGCCCTGAATGCCAAAGGCATTTTCGATATTAACGGTTTGCTGAAAACCCATTTGTATCTCCATTTATAAGGATTGGCAGCGACATCACGTCGCGGCTTTATCAAGTCTTTAAGCTACCAAATCTTTCAGGCTCTTGCCTTTTTCAGCAACAACCGAATCAAACGAGTAGCCAGTTTCTTCACTCTTAGGCACGCGTCCGACAAAGTACGCATCGAGCGCGGTTTGTTCCTGACCGGCGGGTGCTTTGAGGCCAAGCTTTTCGACGCCGTACTTGGCGACTTCCGCGAGGGTTTTTTCGGCATGGTCAAATGCTCCAACAAACTTGGAAATCTGCGAGGCCAGAACATCGCGCTGAGCGATTTCACCAAGCAGGGCTTTCACGCCGCCGCTTTTGAGGGCTTCGACCTGGGCATTGAGGGACTTGATCTGGGCGTCCATCGCATCCATAGCCTTGTCCTTCTTTTCCTCAGCCTCGTCTTTGGCCTTTTTGTCAGCGGCCTCTTTGTCGTCTTTTTCTTTCTTCTCGAACTCGTCCTTGGCTTTCGCGTCCTTGGCGGCTTTGTCAGCGGCCTCGGCCTTTTCAGCCTTTTCTTTTTCTTCCGCAGCATCCTTCGCCATTTTGTCGGCGGCGGCTTTCTTCTTTTCTTCTTCGGATTCTGGCATTTGAATGTCCTTTGCGTCGAAAGTGAAAACGAGGTGATCGAGAACTGCGACTTCCGGCCCCATGCGTCCTTCGGGAACTGACGCTAAATGGTTGCCACGAATTGTGTGTTGAATAGCATCATATACTTGTCCGTTAAAAAGTCCAGACTGAATTTTGTACTTGCAAGCGTAGCCCGCCGAAAGCTGTTCGGCCTCGCCGGAATCTATGCGATCTTGCAGACTATCCGACAAGATTTTGATATTACCACGCAGGAACTCGCCATCGAAAAATACATTTTCCCCAATAATTCCTTCAATGCCTTTGTTTTCGGCAGGGGTACGTCCAGCATCCTTTGCGCCCAGCAACTTCGATGGATGTAAATCCACCCACGGCAGCAACTTAAATGATTCTATTGTTTCGGGATTAGATAATTCTTCTGCCGGGCGATAGACGTTATAAATTTTATCAGGTTCTAGGCTGGGGTCGATCTGCTTGCCTAGATATGGGAATACGCCGACACGAGAAATAGGGTTGTCTTTTATTTCCAGCCACCCATTAGCATCGGCCTTACGCGCAGAATCCATGCCGCAATCTTCGCCGCGCTTGATTTTATATGCGATTGCTTCCGCCTGTTTCGGATCGTGGCCAGCCTTAATAAGCTCCGCCACGTTCGATTTGAACGCCTCTTTACTTGTGGATTTATTCAGCGGCATCTTTCCCCTCGTTGGGAAACATTCTATCACGCAATTCGCAAAGTTTCAACTGCACCGTTTCCAACACGTCCGACCAGTCGTTGGCCTTCGTCTGGCGGAAGTCTTTAACCGTCGGATACCAATTATCTGAGAACCAACGCCAGCATGTGTCCCGCCGATTCAGCAACCAAACTTCGCGCCCCATGCCACCGGCGAGGTTGGCAACCGAACTATCGACGGAAATCACGACATCGCACAGAGTTATCAGCGCGGCGGTGTCTGAGAAATCCTTGATGCCGGGATTGGGAAACGGCTCTTGTTCGTCAACTTGGAGGGAAATAAAATTAATGCTGTCGGTTTTCAGCAAGGGGGCGATCATATCAAACGGCACAGACCGGCGGCGGTTCGTTTCATTATTCTCGGCGTTGTAGCTGCGCTTGCCGCCAGCCCAAACGATGCCGATGTTCGGAATGCCCGGAACGATAACATCAGCCCATTGCTCAATCTTGGCGGGATCGGCTTGCAGATATGCGCCAGTCCAATGCGCCTTCTTGGACTTTAGCACGAACGGCAATGACATCATCGGCAAATGGTAATCAATATCCTCACCCGCTTCGCCAAATTCTATGCACGTCACATCGTGGAAGTTGAACCTCATGAGGTCAATCATAGGTTTCTGGACTTCAAAGATTACCTTGACGCCGCGTTTCAGAACTTCGGGAATGTAACGAGCCATTAGGAAACAATCTCCTAACCCGTGCTCTGCCGAAAGGCGAACGGTGCAATCTTTTTCACCATTCCACATTGGAACTTTGAATCGTTGGGATGCGAGTATCTGCCCCTTATTCGTCAAGTTAGGGTTATGGCGGGATTCAAAGTACTGCCAGCCCTTTATGTAATCCCCACAGCCCAAATATCCATGCGCTGCATTCCAGCAGGATTCTACCGATAGCCGAGCAGGACGTTCGGCTAGGAACCCACGTTCCCCGTGAAACGCTTGCTTGGCAGGATTGAAGTTGTCGCCAGCATACAGGCACGACAGCAGAAAATGCACATCCCCCATTTCAGGGTCAATCTCAACGGCCTTGGAGTACATTTCTAGAGCCTTTACGTTGTTGCACATACGCGCATACGCAAAACCGCATAGACCATATAGACGGGCATTTTTTTCGTCCATAGAGATGGCTTGCTCAAATGCGGCTATGGCCTCTGGAAAACGTGATTGAGCCAATGATATTTCAGCAAGTCCAATCCACATGCCAAGGAGTTCAGGGGCCATTTTTGCCGCCTGTTGTGCATGAAGCATAGCCATTTCACGAAGAGGCTCGACCTTCTGCGCTATGTCGGAACAGCAAATCGCAAGCGAAAGATGGTATGCGGGTTCAGACCCGTTTAACTGTACGCATTGCGTAAAAAGCTGATGCGCCTTTTGCAAATCACCGGCAGATTTCGCGGCGTTTGCTTCGGCATATATGGTGGAGACTTGTTCGGCTAGGTCGGTTGTCATTGAATCTCATCCTTCATTGAACTTTGGCGAAGTCTTTATGACACATAAATCAATCATAATCAAACGAAACCAGTGGTTTCATTTTACAAAAACAATTTATTAATTGCCCAGGATAGCCACGCTGTCCGGTTTTCAAATCAATGATCGGGGGTTCATCCATCAAGAAAATCTGATGATCATATTCGACATGAAGTGGGCGCGGGGTAGTCCGCCCGTGGCTGTGTAACCACTCAAACTTCTTGATCCCCATATTTTTCAATCTGATCTGATTGATATTCGTAAAAGAGCGCCTTACCTGATCTGAAGCAATTAGCCGCGCCCGCCGCTCAGTTATGCCCTTATATTTCTGCAACGCCGGAACCAACTCACTCAATCCGTTCCCGTTAGATATAGCCCGATAAACCTCACCCTGCACCTGTTGGAGATATTGCGCCGGTATCGACTTAATCAACACCACATTCTCGGCAATCGACGCAGTGAACACGTCGCCAAGCTCGGCGGTGATCGCGCCGGTGTTGAGTGACAGACCTTCCGCAAGCGCCGACATGCTGGACTTAATCGCCGCCTCGGATGCGTCGGAATTCTCCTCAATCATCAGCGTGGCGATGGGCTTGCTGTGCGACGCGAACAGATTATCGAACTTAAACGTCAGCGACGCCATAAGGTGCTTGGCCTGATCGACAATGCCAGCGTCGAGCGCAAACACATCGGCGGGATGCGGCTCGGCGAATAGCGAACGAACGCCGCGCAGGGTTTCGGTCGTCATCAGGGCGATCAGTGCGCGAA